GCTTTCATAATATCCGGCAGCGACTTTTCACGCATCTCAGCAACCTTCTCGGCGGAGCCAGTGTATATGCCCGCGACGTCTTTCTGGGTAGTGCTAGACATAACAGCCTTGCCGATGTCGCTTTGCAACTTGACTTTGTTGTCTCTCAGAGCATCGTAGCGAGCCTGTGCCTTGTCGTATCTATTTTGAGACGCAGTTGTGAGATCAAGATTGTATTTCTGTTCAGAGAAAGCGAGTTCACGCTCGGCCTTCTTCAAATCCTTCTCATTCTTACGCATCTCTTTGATGTCTTCAGCCAAGCCTTTCATAGCCTCGCTGCCACCGGTGCCGATGTTAACCATAGCGAACGGAGAAGTTCCGCTCATGATGCGTAGACCAGCCTCCAAGATGCGCATGTTTTTGGCTTCTTCTTTGTCCAGCTTACCCTGACGACGCTCTTCAGCGAGAGATTCGGCTTGCTTCTTAAAGAAGTCAGGATCAACTCCGGCTTCTGCCATCAGCTCTTTTTGCTGAGCGAGATAATCTTTCATCGCCTTCGGCTTAGGCATCTCCGATTCAGGATACATCCCCTCTGCAATCACCTTGCCCACATTCATCGCTTGCTGTGGACTTGTATCAATCGCGGGCAAGTTCAGTGGTGACGGAGGCAGGTTGCCGCCTAAACGCGTTTCACGTTGGGTGCGTAATGCTTGTGCTTGTGGGCTATCTGGAGAAAGCTGCTTTATTGCTAATACCCCAGAATCAGTTGGTTCCGCACGCGGCGCAGCTTTAGTGCTTTTCAATGCTATAGAAATCTCCCGCTGGATTTCTTTGATATTTGCTTCTGCTCTGGCTTTTTCGTCCGGTGCTTTTGCAATCGCTAACGCCTGTTTTTGGTTAGCTAACTCACCTTGCAGAATATCCAGCTTCGCCTTAGCAATCTTTGCTGGGTCAGAAGTTCTGAACTCTGGATCAATCAGACGGTTACGCGACTTACCCGTTCTTGATGGAACATCCATACTAGGCGTAAGCGTTTTTAGCAATTTGTCAATTTCAGACGGAGAGGATCTGAGTTGCGCGGCAAGACGGTCGCGTGGGTCTGTAGCTCCCATACTAAACGAGTCAAATATCTGACGCTGCTCCATATCGGTACCCATAGGCACCGTAAACAATTCTGGATTAGATAACCCACGCCCCGGCACGTACTCATGCGGAGGGGTCATTCGACGAATCTCATCTTCAGTTACTAAACTACCCTCATCCCCAGCAAACGCCACGATCCCACCGCCAGCATAGTTGCCGACATCACCAGTAGGCAAAGCCTCAACACCAGAGTTAGGCATCATAGGCTGTCCTTGCGGAGCCATAGCCATTTGTGCAGCGGGTAGTCCTTGTGCGGGTGCAGCTTGTGCGGGCGGTGCAGTCGGCGCGGCGGGGGTCTGCAGACTATCTAAACCAAAAACGTCTTGTGCTACCGTAGTATTTTGGGTTTGCTCTGCGGCTGCGGCAGCACGCATCTGATCTATAAACATCCCCGCCATTACCGCAGCGGTCGGATCGACCAGTCCAAGACGTGCGGCTTCCGCTATCTTCTTTTTATTCCCGCCGTACTCTTGTGCAATTGCTTCTGGCGTTACCAAAGACATAGGTTTCATTTATGCCTCCATCTTATTCAAAGCCAGCCCCATAAGCCCACCTTCTTTAGCCCCAAACAGTTTATACGCGCCGTAAGCAGCCGTACCTAAACCAGCTAACTGAGATGCTGTAGATGGTGGTGCTTGGTACATTGTTTGTGTTTGCTGAGACAGTGGTAAGCCGCGCAGCATGTCAGACATAAACGCCAACTGCTGATATGGATACTGACGCTGGTTCTGGAAGTCTTGGTACGCCTGTCCCAGTCGTTGCTGTTCCAGCGCCTGTTGTTGCGCCCCTGCTGAAAGCTGCCCTTGGATAATATCTTTCTGCTGACCAAACTGAGTTTGCCCTAATTGTCCAAGCTGACCTGCTGCTTGCAATCCCATACCAGCACCACGTAAACCTAGATCAGCGCCGAACTGTTGTGCCTGACGTGCTTGTTCAAACGCGGTCTGCATACCACGACCGTAAATGTCCGCTTGTTGTTGCCCAAGATTACGTTGGCGCTCTGCTTCGATTAGCGCAGAACGCGACCCACCAAAAGCACCTCGCTGCGCGGCTTGCGCCTGCTGCATCTGACCTTCCATAGCCGAGCGACGTGCGGCTTCACGCATCTGTGGCTCCAAAGCTAGGTTGGTAAACGGCGACATGTACGCCTGCATAGCGTTTGGATCTGTTGCTTGTTGCGCGTATCGCTGCCCTGCGCCAAGTCCTTGCAGTCCAGAAATACCGGCAAATTGAGTACCTAGTCCGAGCTGTTGCGCTGGTTGAAGGTTTGCAACGCCCTGAAATGCTTGCTGTTGCATGGGCGTAAAGCCCGCAATACGCTCACCACGATAGGCTTGGTAAGGTGTCTGACTTAGCGCCTCACTTTTACCCAACATGCGTTCGACATACGGTCTAGCATATGCCGGAACTTCCGTAGAAGATACCTGCTGTTGCTGTTGCTGCTGCCCACCACCATCGTCGCAGTTATATAAACGTCTACCGTCATTTGAGTAGCCATTAAATTTATTTCTTATCAGCATCTCGTGCCTCACATTCCTTAGCCAGATTTACCATATACTCGCCAAAGGTTTCTTCGTGCGCCCAACGACGAATAGCAGGACCAATTTCTTGCGCCCACTGCATACCCCCAACAATAAATGCGGAGGCGGATAAAAGATCAATATAAGCACCGCGCAATATAAACGCTATGGACTTATCTTTGTCGTCCCCTTCGCGTTCTAATTTATTTGCGACATGCCAATTAACTATTGCATTTACTAGCGTACTACTTAACAACGTAATGTTGCGTGTGTAAAATGGGTCGGTCGGCAGTACTACCAATAGATCCCAAAATACAGAATTAATTTCGTCATCTGTAAGTGGTTTGTCTCTATCAATCAAATCATCCCAAACATGTAACGCTCTAAACACACGTACAACAAACTGAATAGCTTCTGAATTACCAAGTAAAAAGTCATTAAACAGTGGTATGTGTTTATTTAGGCGATTAAATTCAGGTGTATTCATGCGGGTAGATATCTCTCTGATTTAGTATTCGCCGCAACCTTGCCTTTGCCTACAGTTTTACCACGCGCTTTTTGCACCCGATCCATCATGGCGTACAGTTTACGAGCACCGGCTTCGGTTGAACCGTTTCCAATCTCCGACACAATGCGGGCTGGGACTACAAACTCACCATCAGCAAGACGAGCAGGCTGACGCTTGCCAATAACAGCAGGGATAGAATCAGAAACTCCATCGCCGGGTCCTTTCAATAAACGACCACCATCAGAGTAATCACCCAAGTGAGAAACACCACCACCTGCTGCATACCCATCATACCCACCCAAACCTTGCAGTCCGGCAAGCTGACTATTCATCGCTGAATAAAAATTACCTAAACCAAGCTGTTGCTCAGGCGACTGATACGCAGGGATACTTGGCGGTGTGTATGCAGGCTGTGCTGGCATAGCAGGTGCAGGTCCCATAGCGGGTGCAGGTCCCATAGCCGGTGGCGCGATACCGCCAGAGACTTTTGCTCCCGTTGGCGTGAAATCATACGGGGTATTTGTGATTTGCGATTTATTAAAGCGATGCAGCATGTCAAACGATTTTTCTGCAAAACGATCCATACCTGATGATGGGCGTTTTGGTGTCGGCGCTCCCGCCTGCGTAAACTGCATGGTATTGGGGTCATACGAATAGCTATACGAACCTTCCATTTGTGGTGTAGCTGTCGCTCCACCTTTGGCAAACCTTGGTTCTCCACTATATGCGCCTACACCAGCATCGCCACTAGGGGCGATTACATTCACCGCTTCAGGACGCTGGATCATCGGGTTGGAATATAGTGGCGTGTTAATACCTGCCATCGGGTAACCTGTATTAGCGCCGACAGAATTCATCGCGGACATAGTTTCTATCGGACCGCCAACTGCATACCCCATCAAGCCGCCCTCAGCAGCATACTCAGGCCCCGGTGCAAGGATAGGTTTTTGAGCTGTATAGCCATCTGTAAAGTAATTACGTTCCGCACTTGACCCCGGTGCATCGGAATACATAGGCGCACCCATGTCGTAAGCGGCTTGGTTTTGGGATCTCTCGTATGTGTACGGGCGGATATACGATTTAGACTGCTGCGGGATAATACCTTTTTGGTCAGACGTACTTGCCAACAATGCACCGCCAAGTGCAGGTAGCGTGCCTTTGGGTAGCGCATCGTATAGGTTGCTAACCCCACCTTCTTGTCCTAATGCTTTTACCCCAGCAGACAATTTCCCCGCCGCAGTATACGCAGGGGCACCGGCAGCACTGGCACCAGCCGCACCAAATTCTCGCCCCGCCGCTGCAATACCGGGGTCTTTTGCCCACATAGAACTTGATAGGTTTTGTGCTGGAGTAGTGCCCGCAACTTTCCCCGCTTCTGCCGCAACTAGTTGATTAGTACCTGTCTTTGCCAAGCCAGCGCCCAAACCAGCACCACCGTACGCGCCAAGACCTGCCATCAGACCTTTGCTCAAGCTACCTGTAGCAAGTGCAGTGCCGCCACCAACAATACTAGCAGCCATCAATGGACCAACGCCGGGGATCATGGACAGGCCGAAGCCCGCAATCGTCGGGAGTAACTTTTTCAGGAACCCGGCTTCAGGTAACCCCGTTTCTGGGTTAATGGTAAGAGAGCCACCATGCGCCATCGCAAGTGATTGCAGACCGCCGACTTCTTTCGGGGTCATGTGAACGAGAACCTTGTCCTCCCCGCGCCCAGCGGATTGAAGGTGATTGGCTAGACTATGGAGGCTCATCGCTACCTCATCCCATAAAATTTGTCAAAGTTTAACACTTCGGTACGCTAATTAGCCAACTTTCCAATCCGTACCGTCAGAATAGACAGGCACTTTGCTACTGCCACCCCCCGCCACCGTGGTGCCAAATGTAGTCACCGACGAGTCAATAACAAACGCTCTTGCTCCCGCGCCAAGAGTGCCAGCACCGGGTAGTGTTGCTACTTCGTAAACACCACTTAAACAAAACTGCGCGGCAATGTTGTCAACCGTAGCGAAGTACTGACGTAGGATGTTGTTAAGGGTGTCGTGATACGAACGGTCGTATTCAACTGGCGCAAATGGCAGTAGCGGCGTTCTGGTCAGTGCTATGGTTTTTAGGCGTGTTGTCATTTATTGCCGTCCGTCTGGTCTAACATCAATACGTGGGACCCCCAACTGCCACTGTGTACCGAGCGTATCCGAACTAACTTTGAATGCCATTTGCCGCCCGCGAATCCTGCTGTACACAATCTCGGTAAATTGCTGCACGGTGTAGGTTGTCTGCCCAGCATAGCTCTGTGCTGACTTGACTGTCGGTGATGGAGATACACCATAACCAGAGCCGGGGTTCTGCCGAGGACGCACCGTAAACTGAACCGCTGGGTTTACCGTTGTAGTGCCTGTAGTGTCAGAGCCATCAAAGGTAATGTCAGGGATTATCCGCCATACAAACCCATAGTTATGCCCATCATCAATATCAAAGTCCGATGACTGCACATACGAATTGATCGGGCTTGGCGGGTTGGTAGTGCCGTCATCAATCGCCGCCTCGTGATACACCAACAAATTACCGCCTGTTGTCGCCATCGGGAACTGACGTAATGGAGAATCAAGCCACGCTGTGCGATCTATTGAGCCGTAGTACCAAACACGGTCGAGGTAATTAAAGATGACGTAGCGGTCTACCTCATCAGAGTTAGCAGAACAGTAGAACCACCACACCTCTGAATACCCTTCGTTAGTTCCCGCCTGAATCTGTGCAAACTGCTCTCGGTTGATGTCGTTAAAGATGTACGTACGCACCGAACATGGCAACGTCTCAACCCGACCAGAGTAGATGTAAAACTTATCTACGCCCATCCAGTACACAACGCCTGAAGCAGTTGCCATAGCGTTTTGCGAAGCAATTGAAATGTTGTCAGCTAGTAGCGTAATCTGCCAAACCAGCGGTGGGCCAATATATTGCATGGCGTAGATGGCGGCATCCGTCCAGACGTTAATTTCTTGGCGCGTTTGCAATGCCCCGATGATCTGTGAACCATGCGATAGCCGCTGATCACCTGCTTGGTTGGTAGCTTGTGGTTCCCAAACCGTGTAGCTTTCTTGCGCAGACCAACGAATCTGCATCGGGTCAAGCTCGGCCGTCGCATACGTACCGCTTGGGTCGTTACAACCAAAACAAATGACGATACGTGACTGATCCGATACTAGGATTTCATTGATGAGAGACGGCGTATATGTGCCGGACACAACAACGCCACGTGTGCCGTAGGCTGGAGTTGCACCTGAACCCGGTGCCCACTCATATAAAGAGCCGCCACGCGGGTTAAATAATAAAATTTCTCCGAAGTTAGCTTGGCTCCAAAGACGGAGCTGCAAACCAAATCCGGTACTAAACGACGAACCCCACGTACCACGCGACCACGATCCTGTACCCCAGCCAGTGCCAATGGTAAAAACGGGGAAGCCTGTATTGATCTGATACGCAGTGTCAGTCGCCGCTCCTCCATCACTTGAATCAGACGCGTTGGAGAAAACGGTAAAGTAAAGCGCCTGAAGTCCAATACCTTCGCTAGTTAAAGTAATAGGTGTGCCGCCGCTGGTAAGTGATAGTTGGCAGGTGTTACTAACGACATTAACCAAGTAATACGTAACCGCATAACCCAACCCGCCCGGTGCTCCAGCGCCTCCACCAATTACCAGTGCAACAGTATTACCGTTTGCCATCGTGGTGCCAACTGGCAGTGAGATAGTGGACGTTGCTGTGTTTACCGTGAAGTTAAGTCCAGCAACAGAAGTTCCCGCCGCACGGGTAACAATCGTATATACAGTCCCAGATGTGACAGACTGTATTTGAAACTCTTGATTGAGAATGCCCGCAGTTATATTGCCGCCAAGCCCGACTGCGTTTGAGAACGTAATGAAGTCACCAACCTGCAAGCTTGATGCGCTAGAGTCGGTAACGGTAATGAACGCAGAAA